TTTATTTTTGCTGCTGTAATAGCTAAAGCGTCAATCCTGTCTGCGCTAAGAAATCCTGCATTTATTTTAGTTGCGTTTAAATCATTTATTTTTGCGTTAGTGATTTGTGCATCAGCTATGAGCGCAGTTGTAATATTTGCCGTTGCAATCTTAGCTGTTGTAATATTTGCATCTGCTATTTTAGCTGTTACTATAGCTGCGTCCGCTATCTTAGCCCCTTCAATAGTTGCATCTTGAATTTTTGCATTTTGTATAGCCCCGTCTTTAATTCTAGCGGTGTCTATATACACCACACCGCTGTCAATAATAAAAGGTGCTACAGCAGATGAACCACTCCATATCGCAAACTTGTCTGCCTGGAATTGCACGTAAGATTGTGCACCAGAACCATCACTGGCGTTAGAACCAATAACCATACCAGCAGCTGACTTACTTCCGTTTGATTCTGTAGCAACTGTTAGCACAAACATAGCATTAATATCACCAGTATGGCTAGCAGTTGTAGTGTTTAATGCACTAATAGAGCTTGTGTGCCCATCTACCGTACTTGTTAAATTACTTATAGAGGTAGCATTTGCAGTATCTCCGCTTGCTCTAGCTGTTGCTTCTGATGAAATTGCAGAGTGCGCTGCTGCTAAACCTGTACTGCTGTCGTTTACTGTTGCAGTTAAAGAAGACAAAGACTGAGCTGTTGAACTTTGTGCACTTGTAACAGTAACAATGTCTGTTTGAGCAGTAGACATAGCACTTGTTAATGTGCTTCCAGTAAAACTACTAGCTCCCACAAGAGTTACTAAGGTAGCATCTCTAGCCGCTACCCAAGCGTTATTAGAAGCATTTCGTGTATATATTTGCCCGTCATCGGTATCAAACCAAACATCGTTTGATTGAATACTTGACCCATCTCCTCTTGTGGTCGGAGATCCAGAAGACCTAATAACCGTAGCTGCAGTAGATATGGTAGATAATAAGTTATATCCAGGAAGATTAGATAATTCTTCTGAAAGCTGTTGCATAACAGCTCCTATGTTTTCTATTGTTTCTGCTTTAGTACCATTAGTTTGGTTAAAAGGCCCTTTGACATTAGCAGTATTTACAAACCTTACCCAATAAAAATAGGTTTGGTTGTACCCCACAGGGTCGCTAATAACAAAAGAATTAGTAGTTGTTACAAGAATAGCTGTACCTATTTCGTCATCTCTGGATCTCCACACTTCTGTATAAGCATGGTTACTATACTGAGCAGGGTTCCAATCGACTATTATTTCTGTAAAAGCACCAGAGGCCTCTAAGCCTGTAGGAGGAGGCGGGATATCTAAATCCCCAACAGTATCATCATTAGGTATAAAATCAATAAGCCCATTGGGATCAAAAGGTCTGTTTCTTAATTGTTTTGCTAATCCACTTTCTATAAGCTCTCTAAGTGTTATTGCTCTATCTAAGGGATCGCCACGTCTCCCTAATCGTACTTCTTGAGCTTCCTTCATAGACTCAAGAGTATCTCTTAGTTCTCTATCTACACTAGCGGGTATGTTTTTTAAAGCTGGTACTTTAGTTGCAGACATTAAACAGACCT